TAATAAATTTACAATATAGAATAGTAGAAATAGCATAGATATGGCAAAAATGGAAAACACTAAAGTTTACCCTACAGTCACACCAGCAATGGATGACTTACTTATTGCAACTGATGTTAGTAATGATAATGAGACAGTTACATTTTTAGTAAGTAGTTTAGTAGGTGGTACTGGTGTTCTTCAAGGTTTACAGTCTGTTTTAGATACAGGTAATACTGCTACTCAAAATATTAATCTAACAGGTAATGTAACAGTTATTGGAACTGTAGCACCTACTACTATTACAGCTTTAGGTTCTACAGGTAATGCAGGTCAAATACTAAGTTCTACAGCAACTGGGCTACAATGGATTAACAGTCCTTCAACATCTTGCTGTACTTGGAACGACTCTTTGCTTTCTGGAAATACTGCTACTACTAAGCCTATTGTAGATGGAGTGTTATTCGATGTTATAAATGCAGGTGGAGGAATTAATATTATTAACCCCGCTACCTTATCTAATAGTGGAATATCTAATTTTAGTGGTCAGGTAAATATAAATTCTACTATATTAAACTTTAACACTACTGGTCAGATTAGTGATGGAGCAGGTGCTACAGGTACAGCAGGTCAGTGGTTAACATCTACAGGAACAGGGTTAGCTTGGAGTAGCACTATTCCACCTTCTTCATGTTGTGATTTGCAAAGCACTTTAAATATTGGCTCTACATCTTTAAATCAAGGTATGTCTTTCACAGGTACAAGCAGCATTACAATGGCTGCAGGTGTTAGTATAGGATCTTCAGGGGATAATGTATGGAGTGGGACTAATACGTTTTCTGGAACATTAGATGTAGATGGGTGTTTAGAAGATTCTAATGGACTATGTGGAACTGCAGGTCAAGTATTAACATCTACGGGTGGTGCGGTACTATGGACAAGTGGAGGAGCCATAGGGACTCAAGACTTACAAGGAGTTTTAGATACAGGAAATACTGCGACAGGAGCAAATGCAAGTATAACAATTTCTGGAACAATAGATCCTGGAAGTATAACTGACGGTACAGGAAGTACAGGTGCCGCAGGTCAAGTATTAAGTTGGAATGGAGCATCTCTTTCTTGGATAAATACAGCAACAGCTGGAGTAGCGGATATAGCTTTAAGTCCTGCTTTATTTAATACAACCGCAGTTGTTGAGGGTGCTTTAATTAATAATGTAGTTGGAGGTACATCCACACTTACTTTATTAAAATATAATGGTGGTGCAGATATAGGTATGGTTCCTGCAGGTGGTACCGCATCTACTTTTTTAAGAGGAGACGGAACGTGGGTTACACCTGCTGCTGGTATTGGAGTAAGTGACCTAAGTGTAGGGGCAATTACCGCTTCAACAGGATTGCCACTTTTAATTAGCCCCGTCTCTCCAGCAACAGGATCAGTAACTATTAATCAAGCAAGATATACAGGAGATACTAATGAAGGGTGTGTTCCAAGAGGTTCAGGAAATGATGCTACTAAATATTTAGATGGTACAGGAAACTGGACAGTTCCAGCAGGTGGTGGTACGTCAAATAGCTTTATAAATAATTATAAATTATTTGCATCTAAACTTATACCCAACCCTGTCTCACTAAACACTTATTGCACGTTTGGTGATATAGCTAATTTTAGTGGCAATTTTGCTCCAACTAAAGTTGCTCAAGCAGTAACTACGCTCGATCCAAATGCAGGACCTGGATGGAGTGTAAGTCAACAGTTTGCTGGATACTTAATAGGTAATGGAGCTGCATTAGGATGTACTTCCGCTGATCCTTCCTCAGTTCTGTGTGGGATAGAATCCACTTTCCAGAGTAATGTAAATGGTATACATTTTTTTGAATTATGGAAAGGAGATATATGTGCAGGTTCTCCACCAATACCAATAAAAGTTGGTGAAGCAATTATTGACTATGCAGGATGGACAGCTCCAGCAACCGCAATTCCAGCGTGTAAACAATGGTCTATAACATCAACACTTTTAGATAAAAAATTATCAGGAACGGAGTTTTTCTTTATAACCTACAAAACAGCAGTTACACCAGTAATTACAGGTAATGTAAACTTTATTCTCAATCTGACCGTACAACAAGGTCTCTTATAAAATATAAATTAAATTAAATCAAATGGAAATTAGAAAAATATCAATCGGCTCAGACTATAAGTCTGGAGCAATGCACTACATAGTTGGTCAAGAAGTTTTAGGGGGATCACATATTATACACCTTATACAAGGATCAGAAACATCTTATAAAATTTGGATACTAAGAGGTGATGAAGTATACATGTGGAAAGAATTTTTAAGTACACTTCCTATTTCAATTGAATACAATATTAACTTTTAATGAGGTCTCCATATAACTTTATTGTTACCCCTTTAAATAAAAGGAGGTATGATAATATAAAACAAATTGGGGATACTCAATTTATTACCAGTACATCTCAAGAAGATCATGAAGCCTCTAATAGATTTGCTTCTGTAATATCATTACCTATAAACTATACTGGCCCTATAAAAGAAGGAGATACTTTATTAGTACATCATAATGTGTTTAAGTTTTATTATGATATGAAGGGTAGGGAAAAAAGCGGAAAGAGTTATTTTAAAGATAATTTATTTTTTATAGATAGCGATCAGTTTTTTATGTACCATGATGGGACACAATGGAGGGCTTATGGGAAATATTGTTTTGTAAAACCTGCCCCTTTAAAAGATTCTTATATATTTAAAGGTGGAAATGAAGAGCCTTTATTTGGTACTATCAAATATATTAACCAACAGTTATTAGATTTAGGTGTAAAGGAAGGAGATCAAATATCATTTACCCCTGACAGTGAATATCCTTTTACAGTAGATGATGAAAAGCTATATAGAATGTTTACTCATAATATAACAATGATTATATGATATATACAAAAGATAATTTTATTGATAAAGATCTTTTTAATATAGCTTGTAATTATTTAAAAAAGGGTGAGTTTATAAAACATGAGGCTGGTGAAAGGAATTTTTACATTCAAGAATCAATCAAAGCATTTGATGATTATGTATTAGCTAAATTAGGAATTATAGAGGGTAAGCCTTTAGAAAATATATTAAGTTTTTTTAGAGTATCAACACATGAGTTAGATAATACCTGGAGAATACATTCAGATTTAAATATAAATGGTCAGAGGCCTGATAGGGCTGCTGTTCTTTATATGTCTCCGAGAGAATTAGAAGAGTTACATGGGACTGCTTTTTGGGAGCATGAGGTTTATGGAAAAGATTTACCATCTCATATTACTGATGAAGATTATGATAATTTAATAAGAGTAGATTCTGAGAACTTAGATATGTGGAGGTTAGTTTCTGTTTCAGGCTATGAACAAAATAGATTAATTTCTTATCCAGCAAATTATTTTCATAGTAAGTATCCAAATAAATCATGGAAAGAAGGCCGAGAAATATATGTTATATTTTATAAATTTAAAAATTAAATCATGGGAGTACAAAAAAATATTGGATTATTAAAAGCAAAAAACGAACAGCTAACAGAAAATTTAAAACTTCTTATTAAAGAAGAGCAACAAACCAGAGAGCTTGCTATAGGTTGTTTAGAGTTATTAAAGTTAATGCCAGGGTATGAAAAAGCTTTAGAACAATTACAAAAAAATAATACAGATGGACATAAGGGAGCTTAAGTCAAATATTATAGAGGCAGGAGAGAAGGCTGTAAAGCAACTAATAAAAGTGGCAAAAGAGGATATTATCAAATATGATAAAGATGACGAGTTGGCTGCTGATAGGTTAAAGAACGCAGCTGCTACTAAAAAATTATGTATTATGGATGCATTTGAAATTTTAAAACGTATAGAGGAAGAGAAAGCTTTATTAGATGGCAATGTAATAGAAAAGAAAAATAATATACCTAAAGGATTTGCAGAGTCAAGATCAAAATAAATTATATAGAGAATTAAATAAGTTTATTCCAAACTCTGTTATTGCAAATAAAAACAGAGCACGAAGCTGGTTATATGGTTATAATGAGAAGTATGATGTTGTTGTAATATCAAGAACAGGCCAGATAGAAAGTGTTATTGATATTAATGGATTAAAGATAGCATTACCAAAACCTCCTAAAAATATATATAAAAGATCTAAAGATAAAAAAGATCAATACTGGGAGTCATACCCTATACCTAAAGAATTAGGTAGAATGAAATCTATATTTCAGTGGCATAGTACTCCAGAGAACTTTAAAGCACAGTGGGTAGATTATATAGAAGAAGAGTTTGATAGAAGAGAGCAGGGTTACTGGTTTATGAATAACGGGATTCCTACCTATATAACAGGAACTCACTATATGTATTTACAGTGGACAAAAATAGATGTCGGTAATCCTGACTTTAGAGAGGCTAATAGAATATTTTATATATTCTGGGAAGCTTGTAAGGCTGATAAGAGAAGTTTTGGAATGTGTTATTTAAAAATTAGACGTTCAGGATTTTCATTTATGAGTTCTTGTGAGGGAGTTAATCAAGCAACTATTACAAAAGACTCAAGAATAGGAATACTTTCTAAAACAGGATCAGATGCTAAGAAAATGTTTACCGATAAAGTAGTCCCTATATCTAATAATTATCCATTCTTTTTTAAGCCGATACAAGATGGTATGGATAAACCTAAAACAGAATTAGCATATAGGGTTCCAGCATCTAAGATCACAAAAAAGAATATGCACGCTTTAGCTGATGAAGAGTTAGAAGGATTAGATACAACTATTGATTGGAAAAATACAGGAGACAATAGTTATGATGGTGAGAAGCTACAATTGTTATTACATGATGAGAGTGGTAAATGGGAAAAGCCTGATAACATCTTGAATAACTGGCGAGTAACTAAAACTTGTTTACGATTAGGTAGTAAGATTATTGGCAAATGTATGATGGGATCTACATCTAACGCTTTAGACAAAGGAGGTGCTAACTTTAAATCATTATATGAAGACTCTATGCCTTCTAAAAGAAATGCTAATGGTCAAACAAAGTCAGGATTATATTGTTTGTTTGTACCTATGGAATGGAACTTTGAAGGATATATAGATAGATATGGTATGCCTGTTTTTAAAACACCAATCAAACCAATTATAGGTATAGATGGAGAGGATATAAAAATAGGAGCTATTGATTATTGGGAAAATGAGGTTAACTCTTTAACCCAAGATCCAGACGCTTTAAATGAATTTTACAGGCAATTTCCAAGAAGCGAGTCTCATGCTTTTAGAGATGAAAGTAAACAATCTATATTTAATCTAACAAAGATATATCAACAAATAGATTACAATGATTCATTAATAACTGATCATCATTTAACAAGAGGATCTTTTTCGTGGAAGAATGGAATTAAAGATACTGAAGTTATATGGAGTCCTAATAATAGAGGTAGATTTTTAGTTAGCTGGACACCCCCTCCACATTTACAAAATAATATAGTAACAAGTAGAGGGATGAAAAGGCCTGGTAATGAACACATTGGCTCCTTTGGTTGTGACTCTTATGATATATCTGGAGTGGTAGTAGGGAAGGGATCTAATGGAGCTTTGCATGGACTAACTAAGTTTAGTATGGAAGACGCTCCATCTAATGAATTCTTTTTAGAATATATTGCTCGACCACAAACTGCTGAGATATTCTTTGAAGAAGTTTTAATGGCTTGTATTTTTTATGGTATGCCTATACTTTGTGAAAATAATAAACCTCGTTTATTATATCATTTTAAAAATAGAGGATATAGAGGATTTTCATTAAACAGGCCAGATAAAACTTATAATAAATTATCTAAAACAGAAAGAGAATTAGGTGGAATTCCTAACACTTCTGAAGATGTAAAACAGTCACACGCATCAGCTATAGAATCTTATATAGAAAAATATGTAGGAATAGATTTTAATGGAGAATATAGGGATGCAGGAGATATGGGTACTATGTATTTTGGGAAAACATTAGAAGACTGGGCAAAGTTTGATATTAGTAACAGAACTAAGTTTGATGCAGCTATTAGTTCTGGCTTAGCTATTATGGCTAATCAGAAACACTTATATACACCATCTAAACAACAATCAAAAATAATCGTTAACTTTGCAAGATATAATAATACCAGCAACAAAAGTCAAATAATCACATGAAAGATGTCAAAATAAATATTAGTTCTGCTGTATTCCCTAATCAATTTGCTACAGATAAACAAAAAGCAACAGATGAGTTTGGATTACAGGTAGGGCAAGCAATACAGTACGAATGGTTTAGGAAAGATGGAATGCGTTGTAGGTTCTATAATCAATGGAATGAATTTCATAGATTAAGACTTTATGCTCGTGGAGAACAATCAGTTGCTAAGTATAAAAATGAATTAGCAGTAGACGGAGATTTATCATATTTAAATTTAGACTGGACTCCTGTGCCTATCATACCTAAGTTTGTAGACATTGTTGTTAATGGAATGTCAGACAGATTGTTTAAAGTTAATTGTATTGCTCAAGATGCTATGTCAGCAGAAAAGAGAAATCAGTTTCAAACAATGGTTGAGACTAATGTGGCGGCAGAGCAGTTGTGGGGACAAATAGAAAAAGACTTTCAAGTTCAAATGTTTAATGTTGATCCTGAAACTTTACCGCAGAGTGATTCGGAGATGGAGTTGTATATGCAACTTAATTATAAGCCAGGGATTGAGATTGCAAATGAAATTGCTATCAATACTATGTTGGAAGAGAATCATTATGTAGACATTCGTAAAAGAGTGGATTATGATATTGCCACATTAGGTATAGGAATAACTCGACACTCATTTCAACCAGGTGATGGTATTAAGGTAGACTATGTTGATCCTGCTAATGTTGTTTATAGTTATACAGAAGATCCTTATTTTAAAGACTGTTTTTATTGGGGTGAAATTAAAACTCTACCTATTACAGAGTTAATAAAGATTGATCCTGATATTACTAACGAACAAATGGAGGAAATATCTAAATACAGCCAGTCATGGTACGATTATTACAATGTAGCACAGATGTATGAGAACAGTATGTTCTCCAGAGATACTTGTACTTTATTATATTTTAATTATAAGACTACTAATAGTTTTGTATATAAAAAGAAAAAAACTGCAGAGGGTACTTATAAAACCGTAGAAAAGAATGATGAGTTTAATCCTCCACAAGAAATGATGGATGAGGGTGGCTTTGAAAAAGTAGAAAAAAGAATTGACGTTTGGTATGAGGGTGTAATGGTTATGGGGACAAACATTATTCTGAAATGGCAAATGATGGAGAATATGGTAAGGCCTAATTCTGCTAATCAATTTGCTATGCCAAATTATGTGGCTTGTGCACCAAGAATGTATAAAGGTGTTTTAGAATCTTTAGTAAGAAGAATGATTCCTTTTGCTGATCTAATTCAAATAAGTCATTTAAAAATACAACAGGTAGTATCTAAAGTGGTGCCTGATGGTGTGTTTATAGATGCTGACGGGTTAAGTGAAGTTGATCTTGGAACAGGAGCGGCATATAATCCAGAGGATGCTTTAAGATTATATTTTCAAACAGGTAGTGTAGTAGGTAGAAGTTATACGCAAGACGGTGAGTTTAATAATGCTAAAGTGCCTATTACTCAATTAACTTCAAGCAGTGGTCAAAGTAAGATGCAAATGCTTATAGGTAATTATAATCATTACTTAGGAATGTTAAGACAAGTAACAGGTCTTAATGAGGCACGTGATGGTTCGATGCCAGATCCAAATTCATTAGTTGGAGTTCAGAAGTTAGCTGCTTTAAATTCTAATGTAGCTACTCGACATATATTAAATGCAAGTTTATATATAACAAAAACTTTAGCTGAAGCTCTTTCAATAAGGACTGCAGATATTTTACAGTATGCAGATTTCAGAGATGAGTTTGCGATGCAGATTGGTAAATATAACTTAGGTATTTTAGAAGAGATTAAAAATCTTTATATATATGACTTTGGAATCTTTATTGAAATGAGTCCTGATGAAGAAGAAAAACAACAGTTAGAACAGAATATACAGATGGCTTTACAAAATGGAGGTATTGACTTAGAAGACGCTATTGATATTAGAACGATTAGTAATTTAAAAATGGCTAATCAATTATTAAAAGTAAAGCGTAAGCAAACAGAAGCTGAAAAACAAAAACAAACTCAACAGGCTCAAGCTATGCAAAACCAACAAGCTCAACAATTACAACAAGCTCAAGCTCAAGCTAAAATGCAACAAACTCAAGCCGAGATACAAGCTAAAATACAAATTAAACAAGCGGAGATTTCTTTTGAAATTGAGAAACAAAACAATGAAGCTGAGCTTAAGCGTAGACTAATGGATGTTGAGTTTAATTACAACATGCAGCTTAGGGGTATGGAGCAAGAGCAAATAGACATGCGGGAACAAAAGAAAGAGGATGGTAAGTCTCAAAGAATAGCTGAAGGTAATACCCAACAATCTAAAATGATTGAACAACGTAAAAGAAATTTACCTGCTATGAACTTTGAATCTAATGAAGATAGTTTAGATGGATTTGATTTAGCAGAATTTAACCCAAGATAGTATGCCAACTGATCCAATAAAAAGAGGTCGTAAGAAACATTTAAGAAACCTTAAACGAAATAAGTCAGGGAGAAACGCTACTGTAAAAATGGAGTTTTTTCCTAATGAGCCTAAAGTTGTTGACAATGGGAGAGATAAAAAAAAGGTAAGACATTATGCTGCACCTTCTATTACATTTAAGGGGGATGAAAAGGCCAGGCCGCAATCTTTTAAAGAAGCTTTAAAAGCAGGAGAAGTTTATGAATTTAAAAGTAAAAAAAGAGCAGAAAGATTTGCAGCTGGATCTTGGAAAAAAGGAGCGGCTAAAAGGCAGGCTATGAAAGCATATAGAGCTAAAAAGAAGGCTGAAAGAAAGGCTAAAAAAAATAAATAAATAAATATTAACTTTGTAACCTAAATTAAATTAAATAAAATGGAAGAGAATAAATTTACAGTAAAAGACGTATCTGGGGTTGAAAAATCCAAAGTAGAAGTGGAAGAAAAGCTACTTAAAGAACATGAAGAGAAGTTTGAATCAACAGAAAATACAGATTCAACAGTAGAAAAATTAGAATTAAAGAATGAGGATCAACAAGAAGTAGAAACTCAAGCATCAGAGTTAAAAGATGCAGACGTTCTTTCTTATATTAAAAATAGATACGATAAAGATATCGAATCAGTAGATCAGTTGTTTGAAACAAAAGAATCAAACGATGATTTACCAGAAGATGTTGCAGCGTATTTTAAGTACAAAAAAGAAACTGGAAGAGGAATTAATGATTTTGTAAAATTACAACAAAATTATGATGAAATGGACAGTGATAAATTGTTATCTCAATATTATTCTCAAACTGAAGAAGGTTTAGATAGTGAGGATATTAAAGACTTAATGGTAGATAAATTTGGTTATGACGAAGATTTAGATGAACCATCTCACATTAAGAAGATTGAGAGAGCAAAGAAAAGAGAACTTGTAAAGGCTAAAAAGTTTTTAAATGAACAAAAAGATAAATATAAAGCTCCTCTTGAGTCAAGTGGGGGTGGATTATCTGGAGAGTCCATGGAGGAATTTAATAGCTATAAAAGTTATGTAGAGGAATCTACCAGTGCGAAAGAAGCACAGAAGAAAAGGTATGACTATTTTCTTACTAAAACCAATGAGGTTTTTAACGATGAGTTCAAAGGTTTTGAGTTCAATGTCGGGGAAAAAAGTTTTATGTTTAAACCTGGTGATAGTGCTGAGTTGAAAAGTAAGCAATCTAATGTTAATAATTTCGTGAATAAATACATGGATAAAGACAGTGGATTAATGAATGACGCTCAGGGATATCATAGAGCTATGTCAGTTGCTATGAATCTTGACAAATTTGCTGAATTCTTTTATAATCAGGGAATGACCGAAGCTGTAGATAATGTTTCTAAAAAATCTAAAAACATTAATATGGATATTCGTAAAGCCCCACAAAGTTTCAACAAAGATGGATTGAAGATTAGAGCTGTAGGCGATAATAGCAGTGGTAAGGGACTCAAAATTAGAAGTATAAAACACAAATAATAATTAAAAAAATTAAAAAAAATGGCAGTAATTACACCTCCAGGATTTGATCTACAACCAAGTGGACAACAAGTAGCCCTGGCAACAAATTATATTAACAACTTTGATTTTCTTTCTCAGTATCTTCCTGATACTTATGAAAAAGAATTTGAAAGATATGGTAATAGAACAGTAGCATCATTCTTAAGAATGGTTGGTGCTGAAATGCCTTCTAACTCTGACCTTATTAAATGGGCTGAGCAAGGAAGGTTACAC